AGGCGTGTGTATTTTACCCCTACTTGGGGGCTAGTATCAGTATTCAATAATATTTACGGCAAGGAAATAGTTGAGATACCTATACAAACAAATAGGGAAGCTTTCTATTACAACTTACGAAAATTAGAATCAAACCTAACAGGTAATAAAGAGTTAGTTTACATAGCGACTCCGAACGCTAATACAGGCTCAATTTGTGAGGTGGGATATATAGTTGATCTTTTAAGTAGGTATCCTGATACTACTTTTATTATTGATGAAACGTACTTTGAGTTTAATGATCATCAGTCAGTGCTAGACTTTGTTTGGAAATTTAATAATTTAGTTGTTATTAGAAGTTACAGTAAAGCTAGAGGTCTAGCGGCTAACAGATTTGGGTACTATGTGACTCAAGATAAAAGATTTATTAATATAAGACCTGCATCACCTTGTAGTGTAGACACTATCCCTCTTGTTTACAAAGCTGATAAAAATTACAGACAGGCAGTTGAACTTATCCAGCTAGGTAAAAATTATCTGGAAGACTGGCTTAAGAAAGAGAAGTGCAAAGTCTTTGACGTAAAAACAAACTTTATAGTTTTTGAACCGACAGAGTGTATACGCGAGGCATTTGAAAGAAAAGTTGACTTTCACTATGTGACTGTTGAGTATAAAAAATATATAAAAATTACAGCGTTGCCTATCGACATGGCAGTAGAGTTCGTAAATGACATCTACACTTACTAAAGGATTTGTTTGGTTTTGTAGCAAAGATGAAGATCAACAAAAACTTTTAAAAATCTCAAGTAGCTTTGCAAAGAAGAATCATCCCGAGATTCCCCAGTGTGTGTTTACTCAAAGCAAATCTTTCACTCCAGAGGTGGACAATTTAATTTATTTGAAAGAATGGCCCTCTCAAAATAATCTCAGAATGTCTATGTTTCACCTGCTTGAGAGTTGTCCTTTTGACTATAACCACATACTAAGTAATAAAACAATGATAATTAATAACATTGAACACTTAATTGATGATAACAAGGATCAGGTAAACATTAGAATCAACCATCCTAGAAAAACCCAAAGTAATAAAGATTTTCCAAGAACTAGTTGGTTTGTGGATAACACTTACTTAAAATTATCAAAATCTAGTTGTAAAGACTTAGCCAAGTTTTATAATAAAAGGAATATAGGAAGTGAGTCTTTATTAACTGATTGGGTAATTAATAAGGGCAAGGATAAATTTACCCTTTTAGTAGATAGTTGGTTTCCAACAAGTTTTAACAATATGCCTGAGATGATTAAAAGATACGATGAGTTTACTAGTGATAGAACGATTTTTGATTTACCTAAAAAATTTTTTGAAACCATACCTTTCGGAGAAGTTTGCGATATTGAAGATTTAGATGACTTTTTAAGGTATATGAAGGAGATTGATCATGGAATTTAATTTAGAAGAACACGGTTTTATCATTATAAAAAATTTTTTTTCAGAAGAAGAGCTTAACAGTATAGAGTATTTAGATAAATACTTTGAATATCCCTACACGCCCTTAGCACCTACAAAGTTTTCCAATGTTATGATAGATACTAAAAAGGTACTACTCAAAGCCACGGCCCTTACAGGTAAAAAATACAAACCTTTTATGGGCAAATTCTATCATAAGTCTGCTTTTGAAGGTAGCCATGAGATATATCATCAAGATTACTATTACAGACAGGCTCTTAACATTCCTAACTCTGAGTACTTGCAGACATTCTTTGCTATGCATGATCACGACTACGCACCTTTAAATGTATTTATAGGATCGCATAAAAAAGGTCTTCAACCTCATAGATTAGTTATGGAAAGAGATGGAAACGCAAAATTCGCCATCTCAAAAGATATCTTAAAACATTTTAAGAATGATTTTTACCCAGTAAAGCTCAAGAAAGGTGACGGCATCTTTTTTGATTATTCTTTGATTCACGGATCGGGATCAAATGGTAGTCCGTTTGATCAAAGTCGCTTAATTATCCAAATGTGCACACAGAAATTACCCAAGATTGAGCATGGATCAGACAGACGACTATATGAAATTGACACTTTACAAAAAATGATAGATGCTAAACAACCTAAGTAATTTTAAATTAAAAAGTGCAAAAGGTCTGCTTCTTAAAGGAGACAAAAAACTACTAGACTTTAGTTTAGGAGCCGGCGTTCATTATTTTGGGCACTCAAATCCAAATGTAACTGCTGCTATCTGTATGCAACGTTTTAAAAGTAACGTCACAGGCTGTGTATCTAATATTCATGAAAAAGTTGAATTACAACTAAAAGAGTTACTACCAGACGCACACCATAACTTTGTATTTTGTTCATCAGGCATGGAAGCTACAACAAAAGCTGTAAGATATGCGCGAGCAATGACAGGAAAAAAAGCAGTAGTTTCAATAAAAGGCGGTTGGCATGGTCAAAATGATTGGACTTTAGAGTTAGAATCAGGGATACCAAGCACTAATCGTTGGCACATAAGTAAAGGCTCTGACTTGAAAAATTTGTCATGGAGGCAAATTGCTTGCGTCATATATGAACCAATCAGAACAAGTGATCCGTTTTTAGATTTAGAATTTTTATCTGAGATAGAGCACTGGTGTAAAAAAGAAAACAGCTTAACAATCTGTGATGAGATAGTCACAGGGTTTAGATGCACTAATAGAGGGTTATACTCAGAGCTAGGTTTGTCTCCTGACATCGTATGTTATGGTAAAATTTTAGGAGGCGGTATGCCGATTAGTTTAATAACAATGACTGATGATGTTACTAATCAGACTTTTAAAAATAAAAATAAGAAGGTTAGCAGCGGAGGAACATTTTCAGCAAATGACTTATCTTTAGCGGCTGCATCTGCCTCTTTAGACATTGTAAAAAGGACTAACTATCGTAAAAATATGAAAAGGTATAGAAAATTATTACAATATGCAAACAAGAAACTTAAAAAGGCAAAAATCAAAGGGTTCGGTCCCGTTTGGAGGCTATCAGAGCAAATTAAACAAGAAGATATGATTAAGAATGGTATTTTCTATGCAAGTAATGGAGTGATTCACTTATCTCCTCTAACTAAAAAGAGTCATATAAAAAAATTTGTTAAAGCAGTAAATGAACTTACATGATATTAACTTTCCTCTATTTGGATTATATAAAAAACCTTACGAAATAAAATATTCTCTTAGTAAGATACAACTAAAAAGAGGTGAAAACAGTCACTTAGAAACAGTAGATGATAAAAATTTAACTGGAGACTACTTTGCTCGTTTAGCTCAGTTAAATAAACGGTTAATGTTTGATGTTACTTGTAAGAATGTTCAGCAGTTAATATATGAAAGACCAAAGTGGGGCATGGACGCAAACGCTAGACCCGTTGACCTTAGCGAAAAAATATATTGTGCTGCTACTAAAAGACCAGTGATCAAAGTACGCGATAACTTAATATGGTTTAAAGGGATTTCATACCCATTTAAAATACCATCTAATGATGAGCTTCATTTGTTGGATAAAATCTATGGCATTTTAATTAGTTATAGAAATGAGTGGTATATAAAAGAATTTACATTTGACGATGCGCCACTTAAAGTAGAAAGTATTATTCTATGAAAGTATTAATTTTGGGATTACCAGGGTCAGGCAAGACAACATTAGCTAAACCTTTTGCTGAACTTATTGGAGGCATACATATTAACGCTGACAAAATCAGAGAACACTACAATGACTGGGACTTCACTGCTGTAGGGCGTATGCGACAAGCTCAACGCATGAAACATCTAGCAGATGGAGTAGTGATGGCAGGTAAGATTGCAGTAGCTGACTTTGTATGCCCTACAGAAGAGGCACGACAGACATTTGATGCGGACTTCACTATCTGGATGGACACTATTGAAAAAGGCAGATTTGAAGACACAAATAAGATGTTTCAACCGCCGACTAATTATAACTATCACGTATCAGAGTGGTTTGATGATACACATCAACAATTATTAGATGTTGTTAAGAAATACATGGAAAGGAACAAATAATGGATTGGGCTAAACCAACCACTCAACTCCTTGGCAGGTTTCAACCTTGGCACGAGGGACACAATGAACTTTTTAAACGGGCTTATGCGAAAACTGGTCAAGTAATAGTCATGGTTAGAGATACCAACGAATACATGACAACAGAAGAAGTAATTGATAATATTTATGAGAATCTTAAAACTGAGTATGACACTGAAACCTTTGAAGTATTAGGGGTTCCAAATATCGTAAATATAACCTACGGTAGAGATGTAGGATACTCAATCGAACAGGAAAGGCTAGACGCTGACGTCGAGGCGATCAGTGCCACAGCAATTAGAAATGCAAAAAGCTAAAGTTAAGAAGATATTCTTATCTGATAAGATTTATATCAAGAAAAAAGATGTAGAGGATGCAGATCACCTTTTATCCTTGTATACCTATGACAATGGAGATGAGTTCTTATCTACCATCTCAGAAGACGAAGACTACTATATCGTACCGTCAAATTCCTATCACAAGCTTGAGTGGGATGAAATTGAGGATGATAGAAGATTTGAACAGACTGAATCCGACTTAACGTTCTCAGGCACTCTTCGTTGGGAACAAAAAGAAGTAGTGGATAAGTTTTTCAAAAGAGGTAGAGCTAGATCAGGGCTTCTACAAGCACCGTGTGGGTGGGGGAAAACATTTACAGGATGTGAGATTATTTCTCGTAATAAAACTAAAACTCTCGTATTAGTTCATACTAAGCTTCTGTTTAGGCAATGGATTGAAGAACTAGAGAGGCAAATTCCCACTGCAAAAATTGGTAAAGTGGGTGATGGTTTATTTGATATTCAAGATATCACTGTAGGTATTTATAAGTCTGTTTACAATAGGAGAGATGAGCTAGGAGAATGTTTCTCTACTATTCTAGTAGATGAGGCACACCTCTGTCCTGCAGAAATGTTCTCAACAGCGTTAAACTCTCTGAACGCAAAAATTAAAATAGGCATATCTGCGACCCCAAAGAGAAAAGATGGTAAACATGTATTTCTATCAGATTATTTTTCTCCATTTATGGTCCAGGCGCGTGATCCAAGACAATTACAAGATCCAGTAGTTCAGATTAAAAGGACGGACTTTCGATTCCCTGTAATTGACCCAAAAAGAGATTGGTCGCGCCAGTTGAACAAACTTTGCGGTAACAGGGATTACTTGAAAGCTATCGCTAATTTTGCCAAAAGTCAGATAGTCACGGGTCGCTGTCCCCTGATTCTAGGAGAGCGTGTGCAGATGTTGAAAGATTTACAAGAACTTATTCCTGATAGCGTATGTTTAATAGGAGAAACAGATGAAACAACTAGGAAAGATGTACTCGAAAATGTTGGAGGTAGATACAAAGCTGTACTCTCTACCAAGCTCTTTGATGAAGGTATCTCTTGCCATCGCCTCGATACCCTTTATCTCACTTGCCCTTCAAACAACCCCATCAAATTGGAACAACGGGTCGGCAGAATTATACGCGAGCATCCTGATAAACATATACCGATGATTGTAGATTGGTGGTTATCTGGAGGTATTGTAGCGAGACAGCAAACAAAAAGATTAGAATGGTATAAGCAACGTGGATATTACATACTTTAATTGGTACGAGTTAGCGTCAAAGGCAAGAAAGGATCAGTCTGCGATATTAATCTTGACTTTTGCACAAACAAAATTATATAATCCATATACTACAAAAGGGCTTATGAAAGCGCTGAATATTAATCACATTCCAGTGCATTTATTCTCTACAGGTCTTCTGGAGCAGAAAAAAGATAAGCTAATTTGCAACTACAAAACTCAAGAACCTATGAGCTATTTTAGAAATCCTTGGTTCTTAACCCACAATGTATCTGTCCTAAAGAAGACTGAATACATTCAAATGCTTTCTATGCGTAGAATTAGCGAAGCTCAAGACTACATTGCTAAAAACTACATTAGAAAAGACTTACAAAATCCTTTTATCAAAGTAAAAGGTGACAAAATTTATTTTCCACAAGAGTCCTCGGAAACGAGGAAATCCTACACTTAAGAACCAACGTTCAACAAAGGAGAAACACAATGGTCGCATGGGACAAAGCCAAAGGAAAGCAATCTACTGGCTCGAATCAACGTAGAGAAATTGAAAGACTGACTCTTCCAATCGGGGATACTAAAATTCGCCTGATTGGAGACGTAATGCCTAGATACTGTTACTGGGTAGTAACTACTGAAGGTAAAAAGATGCCAGTTGAGTGTCTTCAATTCAGTCGCGAAACAGAGTCTTTTGATAACTCTGCGGACGACCCTTTCAAGGAAATTGACGAAGCAATCTATTCTGATAAGCCTCAGTTTTCTTATGTCTGTAATGTAATTGATCGTTCAGATGGAAAAATCAAACTGTTCGACTTACGTTCAACAATCTATTCTCAGATTGTAGACTATGCTACAAATCCTGATTATGGAAACCCTGCCAGTGATGCAGACGGTTATGATATCACTATTAAGAAAGAAAAGACGGGACCGCTTCCTCAAAATGTAAAGTACTCCTGCCTTCCTGCCCGTAATAACTCTCCTCTCTCTGAAGCTGAAAAAGGTCTGGAACTCTTCGATCTGTCCAAAATCTACAAGCGTCAAACTTATGAAGAGCAGAAAGAATGGTTGTTGCAAAACACTTCTTATTTTGCTGGAGATGTATCTGACGAATTCAAACCCGCAGAGGACGTTGACGACTTAGCATGAAAAAGTCTTTAGCAGATATGAAACCTGCCGGTGAGAACGAAACTCCAGAGAAAAAATCCTTTGGAGCTTTTAAGAACATCGAAGGAAATCAAGCAACAATCGATTTAGAGGTTCTAAGAAAACATAATGTCTTCTTTGCTACTCCTTGTTATGGGGGGCAGGTTACGGATCAGTTTTTCTTATCCATGTTCAGAATGTCACAGAAGTTCATGCAACATGGAATCAACTTCAGAATCACAACTCTTAGAAACGAATCGCTTATTACTCGTGGTAGAAATATCCTTACTGCGATGTTTTTAGAGTCTGATTGTTCTCATCTGATGTTTATTGATGCTGACATTGAATTTGAAGCAGATGATATTCTTAGAGCTTTAGCATATGACAAGCCTATCATGGCTGCTGCGTACCCTAAAAAAGCACTACCAGTCCAGTATGCAATTAACTTTAAGTTTATTGATCAAGAAACAAAACAGATCAGAGTAGAAAATGGTGCAGTAGAAGTCCTAGATGCTTCTACTGGATTCTTCTTAGTCAAAAGAGAAGTAATCGAAAAGATGATGCAAGAGTATCCAGAGTTACACTACAGAAATGATTCAAATATTGATGAGAAGTTTCATAAGTATTGTTACTCATTCTTTGATACTATTCACGATCCCGATGATAATCGGTATCTTTCAGAAGACTATACTTTCTGTCGTAGATGGCAAAAGATTGGTGGAGAGATTTGGTTAGATCCAAATACAAAACTTAATCATGTTGGAAGTTATACTTTTGAAGGAGATGTGTCTAAGATTATTAATCAGGGCGGGTCTCAATAAAATGAAGACGTAGTTCTGACGTGGAACTAACACTGCGGAACTACGTTCCTCGCTGCGGCACTACGTGCCAACGCTACGACATATAGACGAGCCGTGTTCACCAGCTATTCACCTGCGGTGTAACGCTGTTCACAAGCTATGCAGCAAATTTAGCATATTTTACAAGGAAGTGCAATGACTAAAATTTTATGCTCAGCCGACTGGCATATTATTCTACACAAAAAGAAGGTTCCATACGACTGGCAAACTAATCGATTCAAGCAAATGTTTCGTAAGCTCATTGCTCTTGAACAACGCTGTGATGTGCATATCATCGCTGGTGACATCTTTGATAAGAAGCCTGAGCCAGATGAAATCTGTCTGTTTTTGAGCTATATCAATTCAGTCACAATTCCAACCTACATCATCCCTGGAAATCATGAAGCGACTAGAAAAGGAGAATCGTTTTTTGAACACTTCACTCAGGAGAATGCTATTAAAAATGAGAACGTCCATGTATTTACTAGAAACGGACGTGCGACTGTGGGTAACACGTCATTCCAGTTCTTTCCCTATGGAGAGATGCAGACGGGCAATCTCCCAACTTATGT